CCAGTTTTATGTGCCGGATCTAATGTGGTTAATAATCCTAAGTCTTGCCAATCTAAATCATTTTCTCTAAGGATCGTTGTAAATGCCTTGTATTCGTGTGCCTCTAAGAATCCTTCTGATTCTGGTAACTTAGGTCTCTTCTGCGACACTGCATCAGCTTGAAACCATTTTGCAATCTCAGCTTTAACATTAAAGCCTGCATTTGCATAGTTAACGATTTTAGTTGCAATAGTTGCTGCGGCAAGCTTGTCGCCTGACTTTATTTTAGGTAAAGCTTGCTGTAATTCCATTTTTAGTTTATTTGCTTCTAGCGTACTTAAATTCTTACTTGGTTGAACACCTTTGGCTCTCTTCATATCACCTTTTGATTTAGCATAAGGATCTTTAGCTAATGCTACTTCTTTTGCTTGTAACTGTTTTAGATATGCAACCGCAGCGTCTTTGCCCTGTGTCTTTAAAATTTCATTTACTTTAGCATCTAATGCAGTATTACCTGTATTAATAGTTGTAACGCTTTCTGGTTTTTCAATAGATAGTTCAGAGAATACTGTATCAATAATTGATTTAGGAACACCTGCGTCAACTAACACATCATATATTTCAACACTATCAGTAGGATGTCCTGCATCTGCCCAAGCTTTTTGTAATTTTCTATTAGTGAATTTAGTGGTTAATTCTGTACCTAATTGAGACAGTTTATCTTTTGCAAACTCGCCTGCCTTTTTTGCATAATCTGCGAAACTTGCTTCAACTAAGTTAAACATCTCTGTCACTTGTGTTTCAGTTAATCCGATATCAGGTGTTCCGCCGTTAAGTTCTATCCATCGTTTTATTAATAATATCTCAGACGAAGGTATTTTTCCAACTGCCTTTTTAACTTCATTTTTTAAAAGTAGATCTAACTTATTCTTACTACTTTTCGGATCATTTAAATGTTTTACAATATTATCAACTGCATCTTGATATGTTTTTAAATTAGTAATATCACCGTCAGATGCCATTTTCTTTAACTTAGTATATGCGTCAGTTACATCACTTTCAGGTTTTGCAGAAGTTCCTGATTTAAAATTTTTCCAATTTACAGAAGTTGATGTTGTACGATCTATAAGCTTATCAACTAACTTCATTAATGCAAATGCAGCAGCAGCCGTTGCACCAGCTGTTGCTACTCCACTTATTCCAACAGTTAATCCTACTGCGGCAACTAGTGTTGAGTAAACTGCTTTTTGTGCAGTTGGATACTGCTGAGCAAACTTTCCAAATGCATTTATATATTTCGAAACTCTAGGATCGTTATCAATTGCAGACTTTAACTCATTTGCCAATTGCTTATATTCAGCCTCAAAGTTCTTCATTTCTTCTGTATTGGCAATTTCTGATTTAATTTTATCAAATGCTGCACTAACTTTATTCTTGAGATCTATACCTTTGGCAATGACAGTTTTATCTTCACCTTGCTCACTTGCGGTTTTTTGTACTTGTGCAAATAAGTTATTAATTTGATCAATTGTAAGTTCAGCTTCTGTAATCGAATACCCAACTGATTCCCACAATTTCGCATAACGAACCGTGTTAAGATCTAAGGATTCATAGAGATTTTGTGTCATTATGCACCTAATTGTTTAAGAGCTGCTTCGATGTCATCTAGAGGAACGGATTGACTAGGGGCAGGTTTAGTTGCTGCTAGTTTTCCAGCCTTTGTTCCGGCTTCGGGTGCGGTTGGCAATGCTCCTTGTTGAACCTTAGCTGCAAATGCACCACCCTGTGTTGATCTTTTCACCCATTCATCTGGATCTAAAGTAGCCGCTGGTTTTTGTCGTTCAAACTGTACTATTGATAAAAAAGTATTGGCTAATTTATCTTTTGATCTATGTCTGGTATTTGCGTACTTTTGCAAATCCTGTTGTGTTCTAAACGTAACACCTAATCCTTTTGACATACCTCTAAGAACCGCATCAAGAGAAAATCCAGCACTAGCAAAGAATGCTAACAAATCTCCAATAGTTCCCTCGTGTATTTGTGCTTTTCCGGTTTCCCTAAGATAAGAAATGTAAGTTTTTTGAAGTTCATTGGCAACTTGTCCAACTTCTAATTCTTTAATTCTTGTTGGATCAAATAATGATGCTGCTTTAGTAGTGAGTTTCTTTAAAAAACTCATTGGTGCAGCTTCTTCTATATCAGTTTCTTGAATACCAGCGCCTGTTACGATGCTCAGGCTTTTTCTTAATTCATCTGAACTCATTTTTTGCTCCGTAACTCTTTTATCTTTCTCATAAACTTACGCTCATCTTCAGTCATTATGCTACGGTATAATCTTTTAACTAAATCATTAGCTTCTTCTTCTGAATAGCTTTCTCTTATAAGTTGTGCAAGATTAGCAGCACTGGCAATAATATGTGCTGCACGACTTTCGATAACGGTATGCTTGCTTTTTGCAGGCACACATTTATCTAATTCATCTAAAAAACTCTTTAACTTGGTCACGGTGGTATTCCTATGGCTTTGCGATTATTTATAACAGTTTTAGATCAGATAAATATCGACTAAACGTATAACCCACCGGAGAACTAAAAATGTCACGCTTTTTAGCAGAAGATTTTAGAAATATAATGGATGCAATAAATCGTATTGCAGAAGAAGATAAACCAAAAGATACAGAACAGCCAACCGATCCGACAGAGCTACTAGTCACTGATCGCCCGCACGATATAGAAAAAGCGTCTGTTAAAGATGTTAACGGTTTAATTGATTACCTTGATCAATTTCCAGAACTCAGTAAGTATAGAGACCTTTCTGCACAATATGACGATGCATTTTATGATTCAATTCCATTAACAGATCTACTACAAGTTGCAGATTTATCAAAAGAAGATCTTGATCGAATTAATAACGAAACTGAAGCATATGAAGGTGATCTTTTTATTAATAATGACCTTGTATCGATATTTGGCGGCGACTAACGCCTAATTAAAGACGTTAGTGTTGTAATATCCTTGATATTTTTAGTTGCTTGAACACTTAGAGGGGTGGGACTAGTTTCCCCTCCTTCCTTTTTAACTGCTGCACTATTTTTTCTACGCATATCTGCAAATACATCACTTGCATTACCAGTTTCCATAAGACTTGCACCACCATCTTCAAGATCAAAGATACGCAATGTGTTTGGATCAAATCCCAAATATACCTTACTACCAACACCAGAACTACTACGTGTTTTAAGAAACTGTACTTGATACTGTCCGCGCTCTTTCATTGCTGCACTTGCAAAAATACTAATAACATTATCAGCAGTTTGAATCTTACTGATACCACCTGCAATCATGCTGTGATCATGTTCTTGTTCTTGTGCCGCACTTCTATTCAACTGTGATGCAGTTATTAACAACATATTGTTTTCTACCGCAAGACCACGAAGTTCTTCTGTAACAAACTTATCTTTAATAAACAAATCACTTGGATTAATCTTCTTATTGTTTGGGTACAACAAGTCAAGATAATCAACTACAAGAACATCTGGTCTCTTTTGACGTTCAATCTGATAATTTTTTAGGTATACCTTAATGTCATTTGTAGTACTACCTTGTGCAATCTGCTTGATATAAATGTCGCCATTCTTAAATCCTGCTTGCTTAACTTTGATTTCAACTGTATCTAAGTTACGGAAGATATCTCTAGTTCCAACTTCAGTAAGCATACTATCAATACGCATACCAGTTAAGCCTTCACTAAGTTCTAGTGATATGTAAACTACATTGAGTCCCTGAGCACTCATATTGATAGCTTCATTTTGTAAGAACAAACTCTTACCTACACCAGATCCTGCACACCAAATAGTAATTTCACCTCTGTTCAATCCGCCATATAACTTGTCATCAACAGTCTTCCATCCAGAACTAATCTGTCCATTCTTATCCTTAATGCTTAACAATCTGGCACGAGGATCTGCATAATAATTTGTACCAAGATCTTTTTGTAAGCTGATTAGAATTGCTTCTCTAACTCGCTTTTCAACTTCACCATAGTTGCCTTTTTCAATAAGTCCCACCGCACTTGTTACTGCATCTGCTAGTGCTCGGTTCTTACAGAACTCTTCAATTTCTTTTAAGAAACTATCCTGGTGTTGTATACTAATATCTTCAATTTTAACAAATTCCATACTAGTCTCAGCATTAACCTGTTCAATCTTAGGTAATACTTTATACTCATTTGTATACTTGAGTATGAATCGCATAGCCGGACGTAGTTTATTAACAAAATACTTAGAATCTAAAATATTCTGACAACGTGCAAAAACTTCCTCACTACTCAACAGAACATTAACAAGCAACATTTGCTTATCTTCTGTATATTCTTTTGTTTCAAAATCTTCTTCACGATCGTTAGCCATTATCAACCTTTAAACATTTGTCGTTTAACTTTAATTTGTAATGCACTCTTAGTTTTACTTTCTAAGATGCTTTTCAATGTATATATTCTACCATATCTGGCGCTGGCATCTGCACAATCTTTGATACTATCTTCCCATTCTGGAAAACTCACATACCATTCATTATCTAATGCTGCATCAATCAATCCCTGATTCTTACGCTGTCTATCTGGTACAACAACGATCTCTTTGTCACACTGTAATAGCCATGCTAATTGTTCTCTACTCAACTCACTACCTAATACTGCAACGCCATCGACTGCAATTGCATCAAACGGCCCTTCAACTAGTAACACATATTTACGATTATGTTTATCCATTACTTCATTGTTGAATAGGTACCCAGGTTGTAAATGACTATTAAAATATCTCGGAGTACCTACTGGAGGTTTACCAGCATATCTAGCAGTCCACCCTACAATTTTATGATCATGATAAAAAGGAACGATAATACGTTTATTCATATCATGTTTAGTAGATGTACTGTAATAATAATCATAATTTAATGCAACAGCATTACCTCTAGACTGTAAGTATTCTATTACAGACAAGAAATCTGCACTTAGTTCTTCACTTTCTATTACACTTTCAATCGGAACCGCATCATCTGGTAGATCAACTTCCTTGAAGTTTTTGTTAAAAAAGAACTCTGTATTAACAACTTCTGTATCAACACCATCAATTTTATTTTTAAGTAGTTCTAGTTTTGCTGCTTTGATATCTTCATCAGGTGTTCCTAACCAATGAAGCAATGATTCAAAGTTTTTCGTAATATCTGTACCGCTAAATCTTGTTTTGAATCCGCAGTTATAACAGTTGTATCCAATAACACCGTCCGGACTCATCATCAAATTACCGCGGTGTCTCTTATCTTGACTATGACCACGATGATGACAACATGGACTATTAAACATAATCCACCCTCTTGGGCTTTGTCTACGTCGCGTTGGTAAGTTTTTCAGAACTAGATCATGTATAAGAGCCATACATTAAATATAAGATGCTATTAGTTCTTATACAAGATCTTCGTAAATTTTCCTTTATTTTGTAAAGTTGGTTGATAAACAAATCTGATCCAATATAGGTTCATTGTAAAATTAAACAACGTAGTTCCTACTTTTTTATCATCCTTAAATTCGTAATAATCAACACCTTCACCGATCGGAATTCTGAACCATTCGTTTGCAGCTGGAGGTTCGTTGGCTAGGCAACCTTCAATCCAAAATTTACCTAACCATTTATTAGTATACACTGTAACTGTATGTGTACCAGATGCTCGTTCTTCTTGTGCATCGCCCGGAATAGCTCCGGTAACCATTTTTGTATCCCAATCCCATCCTACTGGTGTTTCGGTAAACTTATTACCCATAACTTCAACCGGAGGAGTAAGACTACTTGCAATGCCTTCAACCAATTCAAAACTATTCCAAGTTTCTTTATTAATATCAGTAAAAAGAAGTTCTGTTTCGTTATCCTGGTTAATAGTTTTAACCGTATATCTATAGCTACCTGTTTGCCAGTCCTCAATTTCATTGGGTGCAAGTACAAGTTTCGCTTTGCCTTTGGTTTCGTCTACTATAACTAATTCTTTTTCAAGGATTATGTCTGGCGGATTTTTAGCATTTGTAACTTGATTAACTGGTCTTATCTGTGCAATGAGTGTTAAGCCTATAATTCTAACAGCCTTACGATCATTATTTCTAATGATGAAATCTATGGTGTTAGTTGCACCCTTATAAACTTTTGTGTTGTATGTGATCATTGGCAGATTTATGTTTGGGACATTCTTATCAGCCTGAGTTAGCTGTACATATTCTTTATACTTATATAGATATACTTTGGCCATAAGAAAGTCCGAGGTTTACGGTATATTTATTGATTTATTTTTGACTGCTAGATTGCCTATATAAATATGATAGATTTACCTAGGCCTTTTACACTATGAATAATGAATACAAAATATTACAAGAAAGATTTC